CGGATGTCCATATCCGGGGCTCTCCTTGGTGTGTATAAATATACAGTATAAGATTTAGAGACTTTGTCAAACCCGGGGTTTGAGCGGAGTTATACGAACCTGTGTAGCGCGCCGCTCACAATGAGACGCCGCGCCAGTAGGTATGAAACATGAATTTAGCGGCGTTTAATGACCCTTTACTGAGCGCTTAAATACCACCCCACCCAATATCCGCTTCCGTAAATTTTCGCTGTCCGCATGGCCTGCATGAGCCACCCATGAAGCAATACGCTGGCGGACATAGTCCGGGCCGATTTGGCCCTTGGCATACTGCCGCTCCATGCGCCTCATCGCTCGCTTGATGCGCCGGATTGAATCCTTCCTCAGCAGGCGCTTATGGGGCCAGATACGATACCCCAGAAAGTTAACACCCCGGTCAGCCGGCAGCACGCCGGCCTTGCTGAACCGCATACCCATGCTGGCCAGCTTGTCATCGAACGCCTGGCGAAGCTCCAGAGCCTCTTCTTTCGTGCGCACCAGCACCACCATGTCATCCATATACCGCGCATAACGGCGCAGGCGCAGCTCTCGCTTGGCCCACTGGTCGACGCGATTGCCCACCAGGTTAGCAATCCACTGACTGGTCAGGTTACCCACAGGGATGCCTACAGGGTCCGGGTCCGCTGGGTCGGCCGTGCTGTCTATGATTGCATCCAGCAGCCTCAGAGTTGCGGTGCAGCGGATGCGATCGCGGATGACAGCCTTGGCCAGGTCGTGGCGGATAGAGAAAAAGTACTTGCTGACATCCATTTTTAGCACCCAGGTGTCACCGGTGGCCACCATGCCGCGCAACCACTTTTCGATTCTATCAGCGCCAACGTGGGTGCCTTTACCGGGCCGGCAGGCGTAGTTATCAAAGATCATGGCTTGGTCCCAGATCGGCCCGCAGATGTTGCAGATTGCGTGCTGTGCCACACGGTCTCGGTAAGGGGCGGCAAGGATCTCGCGTCGCTTCGGCTCATAGACCACAAAGGAGCGGTAGCGGCCAGGCTGATACGTGCCCCACAGCAGCTCCATTTGCAGCGTGCCCAGCTCTTCCCATAGGTTGGCCTCAAAGGCAGCCACGCCCAGGCGGTCACGCTTTCCGCGCCGCGCCTTGCGGTGAGCGCTCAGCAGGTTGTCCCAGTCAATAATCTGCTCAATCAGGTTGTTTGCTTTTCGTGCCATCGGGTATCCATTCGGTTTAAGGAGGGACGACCGGGCGGGGCTTTTGCTGGCCGCTATTCGCGCCGCCCGGGCTATCGTGTTCGGCCCGCCGGGAGCGGGACCGGGATAGATCGGCTGACCCCCTGTGATGGGATCTCAGGTGACGGCAACATCGTTGCCGCCCTCTCTGGTTGCCTTGTGGTGGTCACAGACGCAGCGCAGCCCGACATTGCCATTCGCGTTCCACGGATTCGCGTTGGAGTTCAGGCAGCGGGAGCCACAGCGGTCACCGTCGTTCGGGTTGCCGCCACCGATGAACCCACGCCAGGCAGCGTGGTTCACCGCACCGCGCGTCGAAACCCGACCTACCCCCTAAAGCAGGTCAGGCGCCTATGCGCTGACGCCAGGCACCAATCATGGCGCCGATCTCGGATAGCTGCTTGCTGGCATCCGCTACTCGCTTGATGCCCAACAGCTTGCGCTCTGCTGCATGGCGCAGCAGAGCATGAAGGTACCGAACCTGCTCATCGGCTCGGTAGATCTTGCTTTTTTGGTTACTCATGGCCGCCTCGATCAGGCGCCGCACCAGCTCCCACAGACCGTCCTCCAGCCGGAGGGCGTAGCGGTACCGCTGGTGCTTTGGAATTTTGTCGATATGAGGCCCCAGATCGAGTATTAGCCGCTCTGCTTTATTGGCGATGACCAGGCCCCGCTGTCGCGGGGCCCTTTCAGGGGTCGGGCTCACAGGGCGCCACAGACGCAGCGCAGCCCGACACTGCCATCCGCGCTCCACGGAGTCGCGTAGGAGTACAGGCAGCGGGAGCCACAGCGGGCACCGCCGTTCGGGCCGCCGCCACCGAGGAACCCACGCCAGGCAGCGTGGTACACCGCACCGCGCGGTGTACCAGAATCCTTGCCGACATTAACCACGGAGGTGGCCCAGGAAAAGGAGCCGCCCAAGTCGTGGTGATTGTCCAGCCAGTCCCAGAGGTTGCCAGCCGCATCCACCACGTTGAACATGGAGACCGCTTTGGCCACTGCCCCGGCAGTGGTGGGTCCGGTGTTGCTGGTGGCTGACCATGCCGTGTCGTTGTTGCCGTCGTTGCCCTGAGGGGCGCCTTCGGAATACGTCAGGAACTCCTCAACAGTCGGCGGGCGTTTGCCGGCGTTACGGGCCAGCAGGTGCAAGTCAGAGCGGGAGTAGATGTCATCCTTAATCGGCGCCACGCCGTAGCGGCTCACCGGGATGTTTTCTGGCCACGTGCCACTACCTTCACTGTTCAGGTAGATGTCCACCCACAGCTTGCCGGGAACCACCTCAACCATCCCGGTGGGGTCGCACGTAGGGCGGTGCTGCAGATCCCAGACCGAGTTGGGCACGATTTGCACGGCTGGGTCATAGGCAGTGTCGTAACGACTGGAAACTGGCCGCACGCGCCCATAATGAAAGCCGCCGATCTTGCGTGAGTTGGCGCTGGTGTAACCGCCCGGCACAGTAATGTTGGTGCTGGCGATCAGCCCGGCGCGGCCATCATCGCTCTGGGTTGCATACAGGTAGACATCGTCACCCACGGCCAGCGCATCCAGAGAGCCATCCTGATTGGCTGCAGCGGTCGGGTCCCAATCGGTCACCGAGTCCAGGACATAGCCCTTGCCGTTGCCGCCGATATTCAGGACGCCTTCCGGGAAGTCGAGGCGCATAGCGCCGGACGCCTCAATAGAGCCCATCATTTCATAGTGGCCCGCACCTTCGGCGGAGATTGCATACGACCGCTGAACCATCAGACACCCTCCAGATCAGTAATTGCTTGTTCGACATCCTGCACCGTGTAACCCAGCCGGAAGATTTCCGCCTGCGGGCTCTCGGTGCGCTTCATTTGCACGCGCCGGGTTTCGCCGGTGTCATCGTCTTCCACCTCCAGCACCCGGAAGTCCGGCATATCGCCGTCCGGCGCTTCGCCGTCTGCCAGATCGCGGTCATAGACGTAGGTGAATCGACCGGACAGAAGTCCCTGCCAGTGCTGTTTGAGCGTGGCCACGCCCTGGGGGCGGATCTCGCCCTGGACGGCCAGGCTTTGCATCAAGTCATAATCGGCCCGCGTGCGCAGACCATATCGGGGTACACCCTGCATTTATGCCTCCTCCACTGTGATTACTGATACGCCGCTGACGCGGCCGATGGCGCGCCTGGCAGCGATCGCGTTGATTGCAGCCGCAAGCTGCGCCTCATCGTCAATGCTGGGCTCAATGCCGGCATCGGTGAGTACGTTCAGCAGCTCGCGCTGCAGCATATTGAAATACTCGGCTTTCATGGGCGTCGGGCGCACATTGGTAGCCGCATTACCTGGACGCCACTCGCCGTCAACGGTCGTCCTCTCGGTGAACTGTCCCACCTTCTCCATCGTCAGGCCTCCTGATAGCCAACGTTTAGAATTAACCATGACGGAGCCGCCCCTTGCAGGGCGCACTCCACCAACTCGTCGCCCCAGCTGCGCAAGGGGTCGCCAATCTCAGAGGCGCCAATCTCGGCTTCCCGAACCACGCCAGCTGGCAGCAGAACATCCCATGCCCACAGCCAGTCTTCCCCGCTCATCGGGTCTCCGATTTCAGCGCCGCGAGGCCCCAAGCCGTTCTCCAGCTCCACGGTGGCCTCTTGGTGCTCAATGATCTGGGCGTCTTCGTAGCCCAGGCCTGCACACAGGTCTATGTAGTCCTGGCGCCGCAGGCCGCCCCGGCCGACAATCCGACCAATCAAAGCCACGCGGCGATCGGCCAGACTCTGCTCTGCTGGCGCGCACTCGCTCGGGAGCCCGTAGCTGCCCTCCCAATCGGGGAACAGCACATCTGCTTCTCTGGGGTCCGCCTCGCTCAACAGCTGCTGCGCCCGGGAGTCAACGCGGGTGAACTCCTGGGCAGAGCCATCCAGGAGGCGCTGCACATTGCTGTCAGGGTCCACCGGCCAGACAATGCCAGGCGGCAGCAGACTGAAAAGCAGACCGCGATAGTCGTCAGCAGTCAGCCCTGAAGCCATGTTGCACCTCCCCAAAGCGGCAGCACGCCAGCGCTATGAGTTACATCAGCGGTTGGCCATTGCAGGTCGTAATCCTCAACACCTGGCGCCAAACTGATTGCCGCACGAATTCGGCTCAGCAGCAGCGTGCCGCCGGGCTTGCCTTCGCGCTCCACCAGGTCCGACAGCGCCTGCTCGGTTGCTGCGCGGACATCCTCGGTATTCGGCGCCACTGCCAGCTCGGGCACGAACGCCTGGGTATCAGGCCCCACCACGTAGATGTGAGCAGTGACGTTCTTGCGCTCTTCGATATAAGAAAAAACAGTATCCAGAAGCTGCTGAGACGGCAGCGGCCCATCGGTGGCGTCATCCGCCATGACACGAACCACCACAGAACCGGGGCCCATGCCTTTAGGGTCTTCCCAGGCACGAGTAACACCCGGCACTTCCAGCGCCCAGCCTTCCCAGTCGCCTTTGGCGCCGCCACGCGGCACCCGGGCTCGGCGTAACAAAATGCGATCGCGCCAGCTGTTGTATGTCTCCAGATCTGCGCCGCCCTTGATGCCGTCAGCGCCGACAATGGCGGTGGAAGCAATACCAGGAACCGGGGAAACCAGGCGCAGCTCCGCGCCGGCATCCTGATCACCTGCTGCGCCAGCTTCGACGGCCTCAAGCGGCACGATGGCGGTGCCGCCTGAAACCAGCACCTCCTCAGTCACTTCATACTCGATGCCATCCTTCTGCAGGCGGGTGCCGGCCACGACCGGCTCACCGTCCGCGCCCTCCAGCGTTACATCACCGCTGGCCTTGGCCGCCTGCCGGCGCGGCACACCGGCGCTGTGCAGGTGCAGCAGGTCGTCGTCGCAGGTTTCCGGGAACAGCTGGCGCTCAAGCCACTGCAGATACCCATAAAGGCCGTGAGTTACACCGGCCTGGCTGGTGGCCAGGGCCTGGGTGATGCGCACGGCCAGAGCTGCTTTTTTGCTGGGCAAGCGGGAAAGCAGATCCTGGTCAATTCGCGCCATCAACTCCGGCAGTGGGGGTCGTTTATAGCCCATTTAAATCTCCGTTATGCAGCGTTTCGCCATACGTAGTCGTATTTCTGGTCCAGCACCGATTCACCGCCGCGACGGATCACTACCTGCAGCGCCAGCGTCTCCCGGCCAGCGGTCCAGGCGTCCACCTCCACGGTGTCGGCCACTTCGTCCTCAATGAGCCAGGCCAGCGCCTCCTCGGCGTATTCCTTGGCCCGGCGCAGCACGTCCTCTTGCCGCTTTTCGCGGCCAATCAGCCATAGGCGAGAGCCGTGCGGCCGATCGCGCCAGGCGTCGGCCCAATAGCCCCGGCGGTCGCCGGTACCATCCGGCAGTTGGTCTTCCTCCAGGGCGCGGCGGTCGGTGAACAGAGAAAGAATCACAGCCGTCTGCAGGCCTTCGTCGGTGGCCAGGTCGCCGTCTTCCATTGCCAGGTCAAAGCGCTGCTCGGCCGGGTCGTACTTCATTGCGATATCCATCAACCCATCCCCTGGTTAGGCGGATCTGTCGGACCGCCGTTGTCGTTCTCGTCATGGTTGTGGCCGTTGTAGGTGTCGCGCATGGTCTGCATGGCGCCCACGCCATCGCGTATCTGCCCGGCGGCCTCAATATCGCCAGAGGCGATCACTTTGGGCGTGTTCAGGGTCACGCTGGTGCTGCAGTTGAAGACGGCTTGCGGCGCGGTCACTTCCACCTTGCTGCCCGCCTTCACGCTGATCAGCTTGCCGCGCTTAAAACGGATCTCGTCGCCTTCATCGGTGTACAGGCAGACCTCGCCAGCTTGCAGGCCCTTGGGCCGGTACCGCCGATCGTCCACCGACAACGCCACCAGGTGCGCCCTGGCTCCACCGATGGCCGCAACGATCGCTTCAGCCCCCGGGTGGGGATGACTGGAGTAGCCATATTGTTGGAAGCGCTCCGCCCAGGCCGGCCGATCGCCCAGCAGCGACACTTGCACTCGCTGGAGCTTCAGGCTGTCGTCCACCAGATTGACCACGCCCCGGGACACCAGCAGGCGGATACGCCGCCAAATCGGCCCCAGCAGTCTTTGCCAAGTCCTGCGCTGATCCCTCATTACCACCCCCAGCCAGCTGGCGTGTCGCTAGATTTGTCAGATTCCGGCTCTGGTACCGGCACAGGCTCGAAGGCCTCCGGCGGGGCAATGCGCAGTTCAGCCGTGCGGCCCTGCTCACTTTCCACCAGCTGCACATCGCTGATCAGCATGCGCGCATTCAGCCCCAGGTAATGGTCCCGCACCGGCACCAGGTCACCCGGCCGCCACACGCCTTGCTCGTGCTTCCAGGTACCCACGGTGTAAGTCACGCCCCGGCTCTGAGCCCAGCGCATGCGGGCTTCCAGCTCTGCCCGGGCCTTGCAGTCCGCCGCATCGGCCGGGGTATCGCTCACAATCAGCGTGGAGCGGGGCTTGCGAATGCGTGGGTCTGTCGCCGTGGCCGTTGGCCCGGCCGCGTCTGCGCCGTTCCATTCGTCATCGCCAGGCGTCTGGCCCTCAACCACGTACACGTTGAACCGGTCCCGATCGGAAAAGCGGCCGGAGGCCTTGCGGATGTTGCCCCCCAGCACCAGCGGCGTGCGGATCTCGCGCTGGACCGCGTGAACAATCACCAGGCGGCCCCGGGCATCGCTGACAATCCGCGCGCCCCGGATCTGCGCCGCCCGCTCAAGGGCTTCAGCCACCGGCTGGCCATCTTCCAGGGTGAAGTCGCGGAAGGGCTTGTTGTTGCCCACCTTGTCCACCACTTCAATGCCGTAAGGCGCTGCCAGCTTGCGGGCAATCTGCACCAGGGACAGCCCTGCCAGCGGGGTATCCTTGCCGCTGCAGTCGATCAGGTCCGCCGCCTTGCTGCGGCCACTGGCTGAAATAATGTGGCTGGTTGCGTCGTAGTCAGGCAGAACCTCGTCCAGGTAGCCTGTTACCACCACCTCATCGCCTACCATCACCACGCACTCGGGGCCTGGCTGTACCGGCCGCACCTGGCCGGATTCCGCCCAGCGCTCGGTCAGGGTCAGGTCGAAACTGTCGGCGATCTGTTCCAGCGAGAGGCGAATGCGCACCTCTTGCCAGCCCTGGTGGCGGTCGCTGCCGATCTGAAGTACTACCGGCTCCCGATCACTCACTTAACACCTCCAGCTCCATGCCGCCGCGCAAGGCGCCGGGGTGGCGGGCACCGTTGCGCACCACAATTTCATCGGCCCGGGTGGCATCGCCGTACAAGCTGTGAGCCACCACCAGCGCGGGCAGTGTGGCCTGCGGGGTGTACGTGGTCATGCCTGGCAGCGACACAGCCCGCGTGCGCAGGTCTTCGCTGACCTTCGCCCGCAGATCCACCAGCGAGGCATAGACCGCGTCTGTAATGGCTTCGTCGGTCGTCATCTGGCGGTCGATCAGCGCCAGTGTGCTGTCTCCGGCTTCCAGCGCTTCCTGGCGGCTGGGCCAGTCGGTTTCTGCTGTCAGGCGGGCGGCGGCCAATGTTGCTGCACGGCCATTGAGCTGCCTGGCCGCCATGGTGTTCTGTGCCCGCTGGATGCGCTCCGGGGTATCCGCTACCGGCGGGGTTACCGAGTCACTGCTGGTGCCAGTCTCAAGCAGGAGGCGGGCCGCACGGGTGGGTGTGCCCGGCGTGAGCCGCACCTGGCCGCCGCCTTCGTCGTTGCTTTTGCCCAGAATGGTGTTGCCGCTGTAAAGGTCCAGGGCATTGATGGGGCGCATCACCGCGTTGCGCAGGCGGTTATAGCCACCCAGCACAATGCCCACCATGTTCATGGGGGCGCGGATCTGGGCCGCCACCTGGTCGGCCACGTCGCCCACCACTTCGTTGACTTCCTGCACCACGGCTGCCAGGTCGCGCTCAACGGCCGTCAGCGACCAGCCCAGCAGGCCCTCCACGCTCCACTTGTCGGCGAAGTCCTGGGCCAACTCTTTCTCGAAAGCGTCCGCCGCCTTTCGCACCTCCCGCTGGGTGTCCACGGTGGTGGCCGGATAGGCCTCCCGGCCGGCTTCGGAAAAGGTCACCTGGAAGGTGCACGTGCCGCCTTCGCGGGTGCTTTCGCTGAACTTCACATCACTGGCGACCGCCGAAAAGCTGCCCAGGTACGGATGCACCAGAGTGGCCGGGCCCGGGGCGTCCAGGGCTTTCAGTAGGGCGTCCCGCTCGCGGTCGTAGTCGTCACCGGCCACGAACAGCTGCAGGCGCCATTCCTTGGCCTTGCGGCCCATGTCTTCGGCGTAGGGCTTGTTGCGGCGCGGATACTCGTGGATCAGCCAGCGACGGCCGCCGGTGGTGTCGGAGCGCTCCACGTGGAAGCGCACCCCGCGATAGGAGCCAGTCAGTTCCGGGTCGATACGGTCACGCCAGGTCATGTGCTAAGCTCCGGGGTCAGTTGATAAAACATGGAGAGAAAGTTATGGCTAACCTGTTCCTGATTCTGCTTTTGGTCTCTCTCGCTGCCCTGGTGGTTGGCGTGATTAACCCGCGCTGGGCCATGCCCTGGGCAAGCTCCCCAAGCAGACTCAAGTCTTCCGGGCTCTACGCTGGTGCAGTGGTCGCATTTTTCGTTGCCTTTGGAGTGACTACGGACAACACCAAGCAACCAACTGCAAACAGCCAACAAGCAACTGCCGGCACACCCAAAAAGGCTGAAGAACCCGCGCCTACCCCGGAAACTCCAGAGGAGTTGGTGGCCGCACGGATGCCGGAAAATCAAAAGCGATTTCTTGAGGTGATGGAAGAAGCCGCAGAAGAATATGAAGATGCCCCTAACGAGCTTGTTAAATCCGATATCGATAGGCAGCGGCGCGCCGATTCCAAAGAATTCACTCCGGGTGGCAGCGTCTCCAACTGGGTCGGCATCGTTGAAGAACTCGGTACCAATGGGGATGGCAACGGGATCATCGCGATTCGAGCCAACTCCAGCACCACATTCGAGACCTGGAATAACGCGATTTCCGATATCCAGAGCAATACCCTGATCCCGCACGGCTCCGAGCTTTACAAGACCGTCTCCCGCCTCTCTGAGGGAGACGCTGTCGCCTTCTCCGGCAAGCTTGTCGATGAAGGCAGCGCCACAGAATACGGATCTGTGACCGAGCCCGAATTCATCGTTCGCTTTAGCAACATTGAACTCTTGCATTAAGGCGCAACCCCCAGCATTCCAGACTCCACATCGAAATCCATCCCTCCACGTCGGCGAGCCTCGGTAACCCGAGGCCGCCCTTCGGAATCCACCACAATGCGCAACTCGCCGCCGACCTCAGCCCTAGCTGGTCCTGGCATAGCGCTGGATTCCGCCCTAGCCACTGGTGCGCCGCTAGGTTGAGGCGCGGCCATCCCTCCCAGGCCCAGCCGCTCCTGAGCCCAGTCGGGCATCCAATCAGTCAGCTCGGTGACCTTGGTGGACAGCCAGCTGGTCAGCTCAGACCATTGGCCTTCAATGCCGCTCCATAGGCCGCCGATCCACTCCTGACCTATCTCTGACAAGGGGCGGGCGCCAAACAGCTCAAATACGGCATCAATGCCTTTCATAAGTAGCGCAGCGGGACTGAATGACAGCAGATCTTTGGTGATATCGCCGATACCCCGATCAAAGAAGGCTTTAACGCTGGCCCAGAGGTTGCCGAACCACTCCGAGATGCCGTCCCAGTTTTTGTAAATCAGGTATGCCGCACCGGCCACAGCGGCAACGCCGGCGACGATCCAGCCGATCGGCGTAGTGAGAAACGCCATGCCCAGGGCGCGGATACCGGCAATCGCAACCGGTACCGCTTTTATTCCCAGAAAGAGCAGTTGCTTACCCAGCCCGAAAAGCCCTAACACGGTTGTGCCAATAGCGAGGATCACGCGCCCCGCCATGACTCCAGCCAGAATCAACATCAAGTTCCTGAACCCGCCGACCGCATCGGCAGCCCCATTAACTATCTCCCAGACAGAGTTGAGGCTTCGGCCAATATCTTTGATCGATGAGACAATCCGCTCAGATACAGCCTCACGGTTGGCTTCGCCAAGCTCACCCATGCCGCCGATCCACTCATTGATCGCGGGTAGCAAGTCACCCACCACAGACGCCTGGATGCTGAAAAGGACAGAGCGAAGGTCGCCCATCTGGCGGGTGTATTCCCGGCTGTTCTCGATTTCTTCCGGGGTCAGGATGGCGCCCTTGTCGCGGCCGGCCTGCTTCATCGCTTCGATCTCTTCCCGGCTGGCGCCGAGCATGGCCACCATTTGCTCGGCAGCCTGGCCACCAAAGATTTCATCCATCACACGCTGGCGCGCCGCGTCGTTTTGCAGGTTGCCCAGGCGGGAGCGCACCAGGTCGAACATGGCGGCGGTGTCGCCACCGGTTGCCCGCAACTCGTCAACGCCAATACCCAGACGCTCGAAAGCCTCGGCCGCCGGGCCGCCGGCGGTCATCACAAATTCATCAGCCCGCATGGACAGCTCTTTGAGGCCGTCCACCATGGCGTCATTACCGACGCCGAACTGCTTACCTACATAGAACCATTCCTGCAGCCAGGTGGTGCCCACCTTCACGCGTTCGGCGCTCTCCTGGACGGCATTGCCCACGTCGGTTACCCCTGACACAAAGCGCTCAGCGCCGTATGCCGCCCCGGCAGTAATGCCGGTCATCCAGAGCAGGTTCTGGCCCAAGCCTTTGGCGCGCTCGGTGACTTCACCCAGGCGGGAGCCGACCCGGCGTGCAGAGGACGAGAGCCGGTCAAAGCCGGTGCGCTGAGACAGTCCAGACAGCGAGGCGGTAATGCGCCGAACCGGGCGTGTTACCCGGTCCACCAGCTCCATCACCACACTGGTCGTCATGTTAGCCATCGCGCTTCATCTCCTCGGCCAGCTGCTCTGCCTGGTGGTACCACCACACCAGGTCGTCCATTTCCATCTCCAGCAGGTCCACCGGGTTAAACCCGGTGAACGCCACCGATACCGTGCGTATTAGCGCCGCCCAGTCTTGCGGCGCTTGGGCAAAAAAGGCTCCACCAGTGACAGGCACACGTCCATGTCCCGGGCGTCCAGTTCGTCCATGGCACTGGCGGGCACGCCGGCCAGGGCAGCCACCAGGGCCAGACCCTTGCCAATCTCACCCGTTGCCTGGTCCATCTTTTTGAGATGCTTGCCCTTAACCTTCCTGGGCAGCACCAGCACGGTTGCCTTTTCCTCGTCATCAAGCTTGCTCCGGCGGAATGTGAGAGGGTCCAGCAGCGTCACCGCCAGGGCCTCGCCACGGTCTTCCACCCGCTCGATTTCTTCCGGGGTCAGGCCCGCGTCCACTGCCCACTTCGGCATCTTCTGCGCTTTCTGTTCAGTCATCGCTTACACCCTTTCACACGTGCGGGCGGCCATGTTCAGGCGCACCTGGCCTTCACCGCTGTTGAGTTCTGGCGTCTCGGTCACAAATGCGCCGGTCAGCATGTAGTCCTGTCCGTTGTCACATTCAAAAAGCACCGTGGCGCCGGTGATCTTCCCGACCTCGATCAGGTCAATCTCCTCGGAGTGCGCAACAGTCGCCTGCAGCGTCGGCGCCACCGGCTCTTCGTTGTAGTAAACGCGCTTGCCCATCATTTTCGGGGTGCGATTAACGCCGCCGGGGTTCAGGGTCGCGCCGCGCTCGGTGGGGTATTCCTGGCCATCAACGCGAATGGTGGCCACCCCTGTAATGCGTCCGCTCATAGGTCTTTACGCTCCTGTTAAACGGTGGTTAACCGGCGCTTAGCGCCGGAATTGGGTTTGCTGGGCATGCACGCGGTACTGGCCAATCAGCATTGGCGAGTCCACAACGTTCAGCCGGCTCGGGTCGCTCGGGTCGATATTGGCCCGCAAGGTTTCCGCGTAGCCTTCATAATCCCGAACCCAGCCATAGGCTCCCATCAGATCCAGCCGGTATAGGCTCAACAGCGCGGTGCGCGCCACTTTCGGCGTCATGATCTTCTGGCTGGGGTCGTAGTACTCCCGGTCTTCGTCGGCAGCGAGCTTGTGGCGCGGGTACCGCTGCGCAAACAGGCTGATCTGCTCGAAGCGGATGCGCTCCAGGGTCTCCGGCACGTTGATGTCCAGGTAGCTGTCATCGGCAACGCCGGCGTCGTTTTCCTGGTAGGTGGTGATCTGGCGCTCAATGCGCACGCTGCCGTCGCTGGCCACGGTGTATGTGGCAATACCATCGAATAGCAGCAGGTTGCGCTCAGAGTCCTGCCACTGCAGATCCTTAACCGGAGGCATCACACCTGGCAGTTTGAGGGTCTGCAGGGGGCGGGCCGGGTCGATGCCCAGGGACTTGGCGGCCACGATCGCGTCGGTCGCGCACCACAACCAGGTGGGCGTGGGCGAGATATTCGTGCCCATGATGGACAGGTGCGGCGAGTTGCGGCCGTTGCCCTTGGTACCGGTGTCGCTGTGATTGCCCCGGTAGGCGGCAAACGCACGGCCACCGATCTGGCGCATCGGGCCGTAGCGATCAGTCAGCTCGTCTTCAATGGCCTGAAGGCTTGCGGTGTCTGTGTATGGCAGCGCCAGCCAGTTCCACCACTCGCTGCCCATGGCAGCAATTACCGGGTCCATGCTCGGGTTCACCGCACCGCCCGTCGGCTGGGTGTAGGTCAACTTCAGGCCACCGGGGCGCTGTTCGCCCAGGGCGCTGTCGCGCAGGTCGATATCGTTGCCGGTTTCACCACCCCAGCGGCAGGTCAGGTTCACCAGGCTGGGCGTGGTGTCGTCCACGGCGGCGGTCACGGCCATGCGATCATCGGCGTTTACGGCATCCACAATAGCCTGCGCCACCACCTGGGGATCATCGCCGCCTTCCATGCTGACCCACACACGGCGGCCAGCCACGTACAGTGCCAGTGGCCGGGTCTCGGAGGGCGAGGCCGTCACCTCAATGGTGCCCTTTGCCTTGGTGGCGGTTGCGCCATCTTCCAGGGGGATCGCCCAGGTCTCGGTGTACAGATCCACCTCTTTGATGGCGCGCATCATCTCGGCCAGCATTGAGCCGCGACCAAACAATTCATCAGCCTGATCTGGCCGGGTAACGCGCACCAGGGAGCCAACGTCCTGGCTGCCGGCTGCCAGCTTCTGGCCGATCACCAGCAGCTTGCCCTGGAACACGGCATTGCCCGCCAGGGAGTTGTCGAATTCGATGTACCAGCCCGGAATCCGCAGGCCGGCCGGGATGCTATTAAACATGGTGGAACTGATCATGCGTCAGCCTCCTTTTTCACAGTGGCTTTGGCCTTCGCGGGCGCCTTGGCCTCAACGATCGAGCCTTCTGCCTTGCGGCGTGCCCAGTGGCCGTTCCAGTTCACCCACGCGCCCTCAGCGGGCAGGGGTTGGCCGTTCTTCGGCTGGCGCACGACCAGGCCTTTTTTGGCCGGTTTGATGTATCGCTTGGTCACGGTTATGCCTCCTGGTTACCCGTGGGGATTTCTGCGTAGGTCTCAGTAGCCGGACCATCGCCCACCTCGTGGGTGGCGCTGTAGATGGCGAAGTCGGCCAGCTGTGAAATATCGGCATGGCTCAGGTTCACCGCCTGCTGCCAGCTCACCGCCCACAACGCCATACCGTTGCGGTCTGACCCGCTGTTGTAGAGGTTGTCTGCGGCGATGTTTTCCGGGCGCTGCATGCTGTTCAGCCCCCAGTCGTTACCCTTCACCAGGCGCATCAGGGCCTCGGTGTAGTCCAGCGCCGCCACATCGCGGCTGGCGCCCGGGGCATCCTTCACCATCAGGTAAGCCACCCAGCGCACGCGCATCTGGTTGGCCCGGTTGTCTGCCAGTGCCGGGATCTGCACGGCCGCCACCAGAACGGCCGGAGCTTGCTTGCTCCAGCGCTGCAGCTCTTGAAGATCGAATCGGCCACCGTGAGACGAGCAGCTTTTCAACGCGGGCAGCGCTTCTTTGATGGTCGCCACAATGGCGTCTCTGACCTGGTTGATGTCTCCGGTTTTCATGCTTGCTCCAGGTGCCGGTCCAGCCAGGCGTCTGCCTCGGCCTGGATCTCGGCCAGATCGTTATCGGAAAAGCCCAGGTACGGGCGAGCCGGAACACCTGCAGGCCCGGGGGCCATGTCCGGCGTGCCGCCGTGCTGGTGAATGGCGGCGTACACCAGGTTCGAGCCCACAGAAACCTGGCCGCGATCAACTTCATAGGTGATGCTGTCAAGCAAATCGCCTTCGCCTTCCAGGAGCGATTTGCCGCCCTTCCGGCTGGCTGCGTAGTCGTCTGACCAAGGCGCCCAGGGCGTACCATCCGGGGCCTCCTTGTCGGCGCTGAGGCGTCGGCGGGTCTGGCTTTCCACCAGGCTGCCCAGCTGCTCGCCCAACTGATCAAGCTCGGGATTCGCCAAGCGATCAATCCGCCGCTGCAGGCGCTCGATACCGGAGAAATCCGTGGTCAGCGAAATGCTCACATCAGCCTCCGGTTCGGCCCCACCGGCGTGGCCGGGAGGTGATTTCAGGCTTGATGCTGGCCGGGGCGGACTGCTCAATGCCCAGGCTCACGTCACCCTTGGCGATCGCGCGCAGCAGCTGAACCGCTTTCTCGCGCCGGGTCCGGCGTTGCTCGGTGGCGGTGTCGGCTTCCGGCGAGAGGGTGTCAAAGGCGATATCCACGGCCAGCTTGGTCAGGATGCGCGGCACGATCGGCAGGGGCAGCCGGTACTGCTGGCCTACATAGGTGTCGATTTCGGCGTCTGCATCCTCCAGGGCCTGCTCGACCACTTCGGCATCCACCTGGTTGTCGCCGTCACGGTCGGCGGCGATCAACAGAGCGTCTTCGCCGAAGCGGGTCTGCAGATCCTGGAGCGTGGCGTACACAGCCATATCAGGCCTCCTGGCCTCCGATCGGGCGCACGACCAGGCGTGGCTCGTTCTGGATGGCTTCCAGCTGCTCGTCGGTCATCCGGCGGGTATCCAGAACCTGCTCGGTACGGCTGAACTGGAAGCCGGCGCGGCGGAAGCTGGGCGTGGTAGAGCGCACGGCAATGCGCTTTACTTCCGGCTCCCGGGGCTCGGGCTCTTTGGCCGTTTCTTCCCCGTTGTCCGCCTTCGGTTTCTCTTCCGAATCCTTGGTGTTGTCACTGTCGCCCCCGTCATCTGCCGGTGATGCCTGGTCGCCCTCCTGGTTATCCGGGGCGGTGTTGGATGCCTGCTCTTTGGCGGGCTCCTGGCTATTGGCGTCGTCCTGGGGCTTGTCGTTGTCCTGGGGTGCGCTGGTGTCCTGCGCTTTGTCCTGGTCCTGGCTGTGCGCAGGCTCCTGCGGCTTCACCTCGTCCTGGGTGGTGTCGCCTTCCTGCGGCTTGGTCGCCTGCTTTTGCGCTGCAGGCTTGGTGCTCTTGCTCTTGCTCTTGCTCGCGTTGGTGGCAGCCATCACGGCCTCCTGTCTCAAAGGTTTAGGCTTTAAAAATGGCCGGCCTCAGCCGGCCATTTCTGGGTCACGCTCTGCCTGGTTATCAGCCCTGGCCGGTGGAGCCGTAGGCCATCTGCCAGAAGCTGAAGCCAGCGGCGCCACGGGCTTCCGCGCCGTACAGGTATTTCTTTTTCAGGAACACGTTGTCGCTGTTCATGTCGGTCTGGCTGACGAACGTGGGCGCTTTGCGCTCCTGGTAGATGAACGGCTTGACCGGCTTGGTGGTATCCAGCAGGAACCACGCGGTGTCGGACGTCAGGCGGGAGGACACCACCACCTTGGCCGCGCTCTTGTACGGGTTGGGCTTGCCGTCTTCGAGCTTGTCCACGCTCATCAGCGCCCGAGCGGTATCTTCCAGGGCGGGCGGCACCAGCAGCACACTGGGGTTGATGTTCAGCGGGCGCTCTTCGTCGTCCTTCATCTTCCGCAGAGTGGTGCGGGCCGCGCCAAACGAGGCCTGCGCAGCGGCCAGGGTGGCGTGGCTCAGGGCGGCGGTGCCCTTATTGCTGACGCTCACGGTCTCGCCGTCTTTGGTGCCAACCGGGTGGTCGGTGTCGAAGAACGGCTGGCCGTCATACGCCAGCTCGGTGAAGCCCGCGTTTACCAGGTCAAACACCAGCTCATCCGGGAGGTGTGCCGAGCTGTATCCGGCCATCTCGGCCTCGGGGCCATAGATGCCCAGGGAGTCGTCTTCGATGTCGTTGCGGTCCACCTCAATGGTGGCCTCAAAGTCATCGTTGATGAGGGTGTAGCCCTGGCCCTTCAGCTGCTTGACCACCTTTTCACCGACCCACTTGCGCATGGCCGGGAAACGCTCCATCCACTTGTAGCGGTTTTCACCGGAGGTGGATTGGACCTTCATGGCGATTTCCTGCCACTCCGGCTCGGCAGCCTTCAGGGCGCGGTTGAACGTGGTCTTCAGGTTGAAGAACACGCCATCAAGTGCGTTCTTGTTTACGATCACAGCAACTCTCCTTTACTCGACCCAGACGCCGGCAGACTCGACAGCCAACACGGTGCCGGATTGGGAGCGAGTCCCAGTGGCATCGGTGCCGGCGACGGTCTCGTCGTCCAGAATGAAACAGGGTTTACCGACCAGATCCTGACCCACGGGGTCAGCGGCCGAATTCTTCCAGAGGAACGCCTGGCCACGGCGCACGCGCACAAAGGCGTCACCATCAGCGCCGGCGGAGTTATCCACGTGTTCCTCGGCACGGCCGATGTAGGTCAGGTCGGTGGCTTCGGAGCCCGGTACCAGCATGCCGTTAGCATTCACGGCTACCTGGGCGCCCATGAAGATTTCCGCGCCGGCGGCAACGGCGAACGGGATCAGCTCGCCGTCACGGTTCGGGGTCATACGGTCTTGGGTGAGTGCCATTACGCCAGCCCTCCGTAGGTTTTGAGATCCTCTTCAGAGTTGCCAAACATGCCGGCAATCTCGCGGGTCTCTGCGTTAAGGGCCTTGGCGTCGCCGGGTACATCGCGACCATCCAGCCCGGAATCCCCAGTGATCGCCGGGGCGCTGGCCACAAAGTCCTGGAAGCGCTTCAGTCCACCCTCGGTGCGGCACTGGGCCTTGTGGTACTCCACGGTGGCCGGCGCGATCTTGCCGTCGTCCACTGCCTGGTTAATGGCGGTGTCGATCGCGTCGGTCTGGCGCTTCTCTTCGATGTCGGCCAGCTTCTGCTCCGCGTTGGCAGCGCGAGTCTGGGCCTGGTCGAAGTCGGCACGGGGCACGTACTTGTCGAGGCTGGGGGTCGCCTCACGGTTTTTGGCGGTGTCCAGGTCATCCTGAATCCGGTTCAGAGCAGTCAATGCCTGCTGCTCTGTTGCGTCTTCAGGCAGACCCAGCCGCTTGAGCAGTTCTTTCCACACGGGGAATTCCTCCTGGTGGGTTTGCTGGTTCAGCGCTTTTAGCGCCAGGTTGGGTTGGTTGGTCAGGCCCGCGCTGGTCAGCCGCACAATCTGGCGCTCATCACGGGTAAACAGGAAAACGGGGGAGAGGTAGCGGTATTCTTTCGCTTTCAGCTGCTCGGCAGCCTTGGAGGTCCACTCAACGCGGCCCCGCACAGAGCCCTCGCGTACCTCCATCTCTTTCACCCAGGCGGCGGCCGGGGCAGACTCACCTTTCGGGGCGCGGTGCTCGCTGGAGTGCTCCCAGTCAATAACCAGATCCATGCCGCGCATGCGGAACTGATCGACCACGGCCTGGGGGTTGGGGTTGCGCCAGATCCGGCCATCGCGGCCGGTCAGCACCTCCCCAGCGGGTAGCAGCTCCACCCACTCCGGCACCTCGCCAGGGGGCAGCTCAACGTTCAGCGCCAGGCGTTCGCCCGGGGCTGGCTCTGTGTTCAGGGCCAGGTCCAGGTCAACGCTCGCGGCCGATGCGAGGCTGGAGGCGATGGCGGCGGCCATGGAGTGGCCGGTGTGAAGTACAAGTGTCTTAGTCATGGGGCCACACTATCGGCGGGGCGCCGGTTGCGTGGTCATGAGGGAGTTCAGGGGTGGTTTTCGGGGTGGCAGAGTGCCACAAAAAGAAGGGCCGCTTCGGGAGCGGTCATTGGCAAAGGCAGATTATCGGACGCGCCCATGGTTGGCAATCGCCCGTAAAGGCATTTAACACCCATTTAAAAACGTTTTTTGGGGTTCTGCCCCTGCCATGGTAGCCCCAAGCCCTTTAAGGGGCTTCTAGGGCTTCTGAGGGCGTTTTTATTTTGGGCGGGTTTCAGGCGTTAATCGCGGATCGCTTCGCCTCGGTTTCGGATCTGTTGCAGCTGCTCGTCACTGACCGGCTCCAGGACTTCCAGGGCCAGCTTTTCAGCCTCGTCATCAGCCCGGACCGTTGCGGCCCACCACTGGTTACCGCGCTGGTGCAGCACAACCAGGGAGCGATCGCCTTGCCGGATGGCCTCGCCTGCACTCAGGATCTCCGGCATCGCCCGGTAGTCTCCCACGGCCACGGAGCGGCCACCACGGGCGGCGGCTGGTGTCAGCCGCACCACCTGGCTTTTCGCGCCCAGGGCCTGCTGGGCCCTGCGGCCAATCACACCCGCCGGCAGTTCACCCGCCGGCTTCGCCGCCCACTCGTCCAAGATCGGCGAGGTCATGACATCCCGCACGGTGGCACGCGCCAGGCGCTGATCCACCGTGTCGGCCTTGTCGGCCAGCTGGCCGCGCAACACCCGCACACGGTCCTGCCCGGGATTGGACGACCAGGCCGGGTGCAACCCCTTGTCCACCTGGGTGATCTCGCCGGTGCGGCGGTTGGTGTAACTGACCGTCTCGGTGGGCGGCGGCTCCCGGCGCACTGGCATCACCTGGCGTTGCCTGCGGCCGGTGGGCAGCCCCGTCTCCGGGTTGATCTCCAGTTCTGCCATGGGGTTCTGTATGCCTTCACGCTCCATGCGCTCGGCCTCAGTGCGCGAGACCTGACGCGCCCGACACTTGCAGCCGTACCCGTTGGGTGGCATGTGGTCCCGCCACCAGGGGTGATCCACCGGCAGCAGGGTGCCCGCCCACTTCACGTGCTCATCCCGGTGGTTCTCACTGGGCCCCAGCTCATACAGCAGGAATGGCAGGGTTTCCTTGGTACGCTGCGCCCGCTGCCATTGGCCAGCGGCCCGGGCGCTGCGCAGGTTGGACTGGTAAATGGTTTTCAGGCGGCGGGGTGAGCCCAGCTGAACCTCCTCACGCTCGCCGGTCTCCGGGTCAATCTGTTCCTTTACGCCCCACCAGCCCTTTTTCTGCAGCTGGGGCTTCACCTCGGCAGCAAAGTCCCGGAAGGTTTTACCTTCGGCCAGAGCTTCATCCAGCCCGGCGCGGATGTCGTCCAGGATGTCCAGCTTCATGGCCTTGGCCACGGTAAAAGCGTGGGCGTGTTCCTGGCCCCATACGTCCCGGTAATCGAAGCCTACCCGCAGATCCTTGTCGCGGAAGTAGTCCAGGGCGTCACGGGGTACCGGGCCTGCGCTGAAGTTGGCCATTAGTCGTCCCTCGCATCGCCCAGGCCCCGGGCTTTGAAGGCGCTGGCCGCCAGGCGTCGCACCAGTTCGGTTTCGTCCATCTCTTCCAGGGCCTCACCCAGGCGGTTCAGAAAGTCGTTTTCATCACCGCCTTCATCGGCCACCTGTTTTGCCAGGCGTTCGATCGGGTCCAGCAGCGGGGTCAGCTGGGGCTGCCACTCGTCTTCGGCTTCGGCGATTTCGTCAAAGTCCGGCTCCTGTTCATCCACGACAGATTCCCGGTTTTGAGCGGCATTTAAAGCCCGGTTAGGGGCAGTTTCAGGGTATGGATTCTGCGCGGGTGGGCTCAGAATGTGGGCGCCCTTGTCCGGGTCTGGCAAACCCAGCTTGTCGGAGATCACCGAGCTTTCCACACGCAGGCCCAGCGGTACCAGATCCTTCACCGCTGAAACCAGTTGCTGGATGTTTTCCGGCTGGGGAATGTGGATGCGAATGGTCGGGTAGCGGCGCTGTACGCCGTAATTCAGATCAATGAACGGCTTGACCAGGTCACGCGCCAGCGTGTGGTCCAGGTGCTTGGCGTCTGCTCGCTGGATGTCTTCGCGCACATCGTTGTGCACGGTCGCCTGGGACTGACTGGAGCCGTCATCAGCGGTCATGGTCTGACCCAGCACCGCTTTACTGGTTTGCTTGTCGACCCATTCGGCCAGGCCCTGGAACAGATCCGCGCCGCCCTGGGTGTTGGCAATTTCCTGGAACTCGATTTTCATGCCCTCGGGCAGGATGGCTGCAGCATCTGAGCCCAGGTTAGCCACGGCCGCGCGCAGAATATCCACTTCGTCCTGCTTGGCGTTGCTGTTGTAGCGGCCCAGGCGTAGCGGCATGCCGAACACTTCGGCAAAGGCCAGCCAGTCGGTCAGGGTGTAGCTCTTGGCCATGTACGACACAGCCACCAAACGCGCCAGGCCGCCGCGCATCGGTAGGCCGGACTTGAGGCGCGGCTTGTGAACGATGAACTTGAACGGCGCCAGGGGGATGCCCTCGGCCACGTTGTGCTGATCGATCAGGCGCAGCTGGCGACCGGTGGCCTGGTCAAACCGGAAAAACCGGGGGTCACGCCACACGTATTCCCGGGGCCACCATTCGCCGCCACGGGCAGCCCACATGATCTCAGCCACCGAATAGCCCTTGCCCAGGGCGTCCAGCAGGTCTTCCACCAGGGTGCCAAAGGCGGCATCGCGCACCAGGTCGCGCACGGCATCGGCCAGGCGCACATCGGCCGCGTCGTCAGATGCCGCCTCTACCTGAATATCCAAGCCACTCACGGCCCGCTTGCGGGTGCCCAGCACGGAGGCGTAATGGGGCTCGCGCTCCTCCATCTCCTCGGCCAGGGTCAGGTAGTCGTGGCCATCGTTATTGGCGGCGGCCCGCAGGATCATGCCCAGGCGATCGGGGGTCAGGTTATCGGCAATGCTGTTGTGCCAGGTCTGGCGCACGCCGGTCAGTGATGGGGCGGCCAGCTCTTGTTTCAGCTCGGCCTTGCGGATCGGGCGGCCGCTTGCGTCGACAATGGGTGAATCCGCCATTACAGCAATCCTCCTCGGTTACGGAATCCGGCGGTGGCGCGCACCGGGCGGTGGTGTTTGTGTTCGGGGCCCCGGCGGATGGCTTCGTAGCCATACTCCAGCTCGGCCTGCATGTGGCTGGCGTAGTACGCCAGGGCCAGTGCTATGGCCGCGTCGCCATGGCGTTTTTTGTCCGCGCCGGTTTTGGCGTCCGGCAGCTTGGGTATGCCCTTGATCACCTGCAGGGCCCGGAGGTCGTCCAGCACATCGGCATCTTTCGGCACCACAATGCCGCCGTCTTCGAAGGCGGCCTTGAAGCGGGGCATGGAGTCCAGGTACCAGGACTGCGACAGCATGACCGCTTCCACGCGCTCAGACCCATACTCTTCCTGGGCCTGCTCAGCCAGGTACTGCCCGTTACCCCGGGCATCCAGCGCGCCGAATTGCAGCCGTGGCAGGCGGTCCACGATGTAGAACAGGATCTGCTCTTGCTGTTTGAACGGCATATTGCGCAGCTCAACCAGGAACGGCACCCGGCGCTGCAGCTGCTGGCCGATCGCCATAGGGGCGATCACGGTCAGGTCTCCGCTGCGGCCGAAGTCTTCCCCGAAGGCGTGGCGCTCTTCCGGGTCCAGCTCTTTGAGCAGTGGCAGCAGATGGGTCTCGCACCAGTCGCGGACCTCAGCCTGGCGCAGGTGCTCCGGCCAGGCGTTGAACTCGGTGGTGCCCTCAAAGCGCACCACCGGGGCCTCTTCCATGCAGGCCTCAATCATGGCCCGCGAGAGGTAGGCACCGCCGCCGGATTTGGGCACACAGTAGTATTCTTCCAGGGCATCGTCCCGGGTGGCGGTGTCCCGCAGCAGGTCCGCTTTCCACTGGTCCTCTTTCTCCTGGTTCCACTCGTCACCCTTGATCTGGCAAATACGCTGGTACAGGCCCTCTTCACAGGCGTCATCCAGGGTGATGCGGTGCACGCTGTAGCGCTTTTTATCCGCACGGCTGTCCTGGATCAGCTCGTTAAACAGGTTGTCGGTGCCGTTGTGGGTGCTGATCAGGCGCACCTTCGCACCCCACATGGTCAGTGCCAGAGCGGCTTTCAGCACTTCGGCCAGGCGATCGTGAAAGGCGGCTTCATCAATGGTGACGTTGCCCTGCATGCCCCGCAGGTTGCTGGGGTTGGAGCTGAGCGCCTGCACTTTGAAGCCAGAGGCGAAGTACACCACGAAGGTGAGAATGTCTTTGTCGTCATCCTCCAGGACTTCGCTTTGGATCTCACCGGCGGCTCGATCAAAGGCCTTGGCCCACATAGCCACGGCCTGGATGAACTCCCGGGCCATTTCCTTGCTGGAGCCCACATAGAAATGGTTGGTGCCGCCTTCGGTTCTGGCCATGCTGGCGCACAGGGCAGCATCCGCAGCTTCCGCCCATGTGAGGCCGGTTCGGCGGGATTTCTCGGCGATCTTCAGCGGGGAGTCATCGGCAATCCAGCGCTTCTGGTACCCCAGCAAGATCTCGTCAGAGTTGAACTTCTGCAGGTCTTCCAGGCCGACTTGCACGGCCTGGGAGATGGCGCTCTGCTGCATGCTCATCAGGCGATCCCGAGAATCTGGTTTTTGATCTGGCTGACGTTTTCGGAGGTTAGGCCCTGCTGCCTGGCGACGGTTTCCGCCGCTTCTGCAGCTTCCTGGACGACCTCTTTACGCACCTCGGCTGCCCACTTCTTCTGCCCCAGAGACACCCGGCCAATCTCGGCCAGGGCGCGGGTCACGCTGCCCAGTTGCTTGGCAGCCTTGGCGGGATCGTCTTCTGCCTTGCGCATGGCAATGGCAATGCGCAGCAGCTGGTCCTGGACAATTCGGGCCGTAGCATCAATCAGGTGGCCGCTTTGGTCTTCCTGGTCCGTGGCCATGGCGCGGGCCAGCTCGGTGGTCTTCCGAACGTCACCCATCGCCTCCTCAAATTCTTCCTGGAGATCCTGGCCATAACGATGGACCGATGACCGCGACACCTTGAAGCCTCGCTCCTCCAGCCAGTCGGTCAGCCCCTCGTAATCCTGGAAGCCGGAGCTGACCAGGCGCTGGTTCAACTCCTCCCGCAGCTCTTGCGGAAGGTCGAAAACCTTTGAACGCGGCGGCATGGCTTACGCTCCCGGCCGGGGGCGCGCAACGCCTGGCACATTGGCCAGGCCTTCGGCGGCATCCTCGCCACGGCTGGTCAGTGTCGCAATCCAACCGGCGCGGGGCTGCTGCAGAATTAGCAGGCCCTGTTCTTCCAGCCAGGCCAGGTCTGTGTGCAGCTGGTCCTTGCTGACGTGATGGCCGTAGTTGCCGGCCAGCTCGTCGTTCAGGCTGTACTCATTCGAGGTGAACTGATTCCGGCGCGAGAGAATGCGCAGGATTCCCAGACGGCGGCCCTTGGTTTGAAAGTCCTGATAGCTCACTGGCCTTGGCCTCCCTTGTTGTTGAGCAGGTAGTTATTGACCATGGATAACTGGTGCGAGAGCGCCCGCATTTGCCCGGACACCCCCGAGAGATCTTCCGCTACATCGTTAAGCCGCCCGTAAACCCGGGATAAATCCTGGTGTGTGGGGGCTCCATCCAGCTTGCTCTCGAATACATCCTGGCGGCGCTCTGACCGGGCCACGCGCTCTTCCAGGTGTCGGTGCTGTTCATCCATATCTTCACGCACGGTGTTGATGGCGCTGGCGTTGGCCTTGGATTTGCTGGTCATGTGCTGGTAAACGCCCAGGCCGATAAGCCCCGCGACCTGCAGAAAGTCCATCCAGAACCGGGCAGCCCCGTAATCCACGCTCGCCAAATCCATTACTTCCTCCGGTCGTGATCTGTCTGGCACTCAACGCAGCGCACAGCGCTGGGGTTGGCGTTTAGCCGGGCCGGGCTTAAAGGCTCCTCGCATTCCTTGCAAAGCCGCTGGCCGTTCACCTCCAGCGGCTGCTCAGTTGGGGCGCGGCGGGCCTCGTCGATCCCGGCCTGGCGCAGGCGCTCGGTTAGTTCCTGTGCGCCTTCGTATACCCACTCATCCACGGGCTTTGCCTCCCAGCCCCTCGGCCAGTTTGTCGAGCAGCCCCCGGCCGTCCTGACCCGCACTGGTGCGCTTGTCGCGGCTGCGGGCACTGATATTGATGCCCAGGATGGACAGGGCGATGCCCCACATAGGCGTGAGCGCCGTCACGGCATTGATCAAATCAGCGGCGTTGCTGGGCTTGCTGACCATGGCCCAGGCAATCGCCAGCGACTGGATCAGCCAGGTGATCGCCACCATGTAACCGAAGGTGGGGCGCCACCGGCGCACGAAGCCGTCTTGGGCGCTGGCCTCGGCCCGCATGGTTTTGTTGATCTCGGTCAGCCGCGTGGTCTCAGCCTCAATCACCATGCGGCGAAGTTCGCGCTCATGCTCCCGCTCAGCGGCCTGCAGTTTGGCCAGGGCCTGCGGGTCTGCCTGGATGGCTTTATGGACCGCCTCGGGGCTGTCCTCCACACCCAGCACGCTGGCAATCAAGGTGCCCGCAGCACCGCCGGCAGGCCCCAGGGCGCTGCCCAGAAGCGGGGCCGCCTCGCCGATAACCTCTTTAACGCCGTCCCAGCTCCAGCCCATTAGCCGACCCTCCGCAGCGCTTCTTCCATTGTGTGGATGCCTTCCAGGTAAACCGTGCGGCCGCTGACCTTCACGGCGGTCAGCAGCTGGCGCCGGGGCTCTTCGCCAGGGGCGGCCATGCCCACATGCACCCATTGGCCGAACTCGTGAATAACCTGGTCAAAGGGCACTGCGCTGTCTTCGTACCAGCGGGCCACCTGGTGGGGCGTGTGGCCGCTCACGGAGATATCCGCCGCAAGGCCGGGAACGTGGGCGCTGGTAGCGCTGCCGCCGATACGGCTGTTCAGTGCGGGCGGCCGGTACCCCGAGCTGATAAAGATCGGCCCCAGGGCATCGCGCGCCGGCTGCAAGCCATGGCGGGCCAGGTGGTGGAGGTTGGAGAAAACCGAGCTACCCTCGGGCACCGCCATGCTGATCTCAAAGCGCGCGGCGGTCTGCGAGCGGGTGAACTCGTCCAGGTAAAAGTTGGGTGATAGCTTCTGTCGTTTCATGGCCGCAGGTTAGCGGCGGGGGGCTATATCAGGACTCAGGGGGAAGTTCAGGGGTAGTTTTTTCAGGGGTAGAAAGTGGACAAAGAATAACTGCGGGGCGGCATCATGGCAATCCCGCCCTTACCTGAAGGGGCTTTTATGGCGCAGTGCGTTTAGTCTTTGGCGCCAATCCTCTTTTTCCTCGTCATCGTTGATGGTTTCTAGCCATTGCCTGATCTGGCCAGGGCGGCGGCTTAGGGTGATGCTTAACGCCTGGTGCCAGCGCTGCTTATCTCGCTCGATATCGGCCCGCTCATCAGCGGGAAGTTTTGCCAGGTTATAGCTCACCGAACAACTCCGCCTGATTATCGCTCGGCAGATCCTCTCCCAGTATCTCCCACACGCGGCGCTCGGTCAGCTGGTACCGGCGGGCCAGGCGGCGGGCTGATACGCCCTCGCGGTGCTCGGCCTGCATGCGGCGGTTGCGGGCGCGCTTGATCGCAGAGCTGGCCATAGGCACATCGAACTCTTCCAGGCCGTAGTGGCAGGACAGCGCCCGGGCTGCCTCAAGCCCCAGCAGCTCGGCTAGGGGGTGAGCCTCGGGCATTTTCACGGGCACGCGCAGGCGGGTGCCACCATAGGCGGCAACCAGCTTGCGGGTGGCTTCCAGGCCGATGATGTCGCTCATTTCCTTCAGCGACATTGGTAGGTGCTCGATATCCCACGCGCTCATATCAGCCTCCGGTTTTTCGGTTGGTGTCGAACTTTGAGGGGTCCACGCCCAGCTTGCGCATCTGCTCTTCCCACTTGCGGCGGGACTCTTCCTGGGTTTCTTCCACGCCCTGCTTTTTCTCCACGAATCTCGGCCGGTCGCTGTCGGCTTCGGCGGCCGGTTTCTTGGCCTCTGGCGCTACGGTAGCCAGCACCTGCTTGAGGTAGTTGTGGTTCTTGAGCGGTTTGGTTTCGCCCCGGTGGCGCTTCTCGTGCAGGCTGCGCACGGTGTCCTGCAGGCCAACCACCAGGCTGTCCCGGTCGGCCAGTTCCAGGGTTTCCTGGGCCAGCCGCAGGGCGCGGGCGTTGCTCAGGTCTGACTTGGCCGGGCGAAACAGGCCCAGGTACTGCACCAGCGGCCGGGCCAGTGGGCGACCCAGGGTGGACAGCAGGCCCAACAGTTCGCTGCCGGCGTCGTCTTGAATCAGGGCTTCCAGCTGGATGTGGCTGTGACAGATGGGGCAACGGCCTAACTTCATTGGTCTCGGACCTCCCGGTGCAGCTCAAGCCACGCCATCGGCTCCATGAAGTGCTCACAAAGCCGGGCCAGAGCCTTGCGGTTCCGGCGCCAGTTTTTGGGCAGGCTGAAGCCATGCTTTTCAACGTCATCGAGCGTTTGGCCGCGCTCTTTCATGGCGGTTTCCAGGGCTTCCAGGAGGCGGCGCTTCTCCAGCTCCACGTCCAGGGCCGCAATCAGGGCCTTCAGGTGCTCCGGTTTCTTGAGCCAGGCCACGCGCTGGATGCCGGTCTGGCGCTTGGCGATCGCATCGGCGTAGCTCCAGGGGGCCTTCATCTCAGCCAGCAGGGCCTCCACCTTCTGCAGCATGGGTTCCCGGTCCAGGTTGTGCGGGGTACCGGGGTGCTGGGCCACGCGCTTGCGCGGCCGCGCCTTGAAGCCCCGGTCTTTCATGTGCTGCAACACCTGGTACAGCTCGGCCACGCTGCAGTCTGAACAGGAGCGCTTACCGCCGGTTGCGGTGGCGATCGCCAGGCGGTAGGTGTCCTCATCCAGCGCCAGCTGCTTGCGGGCGATGTGGATCTGGGCGGTGACTTTCTTGCGGTTGTCGCGGGTCATGCCTGACCCCCATGCTCAAGCGCTGCCTGCCTGGAGCCATTAACGCCACGGTGAAAATCCACCTTCTCGCCATCCCGGTAGCCCTGCCTTGCGGCGTCGTAATCATGGCGGCGCGTGCCTTTGGTGTTATCCCTGCAGGCAGTTTCTCCAGCTTCGGGCCAGCGTTGTTTCCGGTAGACCTGAGCCGCAGCTTTCTCCTCTTCGGAGCGCTCATAGGCGGTGATCTGCTTTTCTACTGCTTGCACCCAGGCCTGGGCGTACAGGTCGCCACGCCGGGTTTTGGTGGTGCGCTTCAGGCGCTTGTTGAGGGTCGCCATATAGCGTGTACGGTCTCTCTTCAGCTGCCTGAAAAGCACCTCAAATGCGTAGCCCGCAACCTCTGGGGCACTGTCCATGCCGTAGAATTCCAGGCGGCTTTCACGCTGGCCGAATAGCTGGGTGGTGCTCCAGATCACGTCCACGCCGAAGGCCCGGCAAACCATGTGTGCCAGCATTCCCACGTGGGCTGAGGGCTTCTTATTGGACCCGGCAGAAACGTTGTGAGCCTCCACACCCTCCGCTGCAACCACGTAGCCATGCTCAATGCCATGCAGTCTCATCAACTTTTGAGCCTGGCGCATGGCTGCGGCCGCTTCGTTCTCGTTGCTGGACTTTGCCAGGCGCAGGCATTTCTTGATCTTTTCCAGTATCTTCTCATTCATAACAGCGTCCTACTTTCGCTCGTTTTCTTCATTTCGTGACCGGTCACGCTCAAGCCGGGCCGCGTCATCCAGCACCAGGCGCACCAGGTACTCGGTCTGATCCTCAAAGCCCCGGGCCTTGGCATTGCTGGCGATCAGCTCGCGCTCACCCCGGGCGAGATCCATCTCCATGCGCCTCATCCCGAGGCGTTGCTTTCGTTCACGCTGGGCGCGCTTGCGCTCGGCAGTGGTTTTGGCCATGACGTCCTCGCTTGGCTACCTGTCTTTGTAGGGAACAACGTTCTGCAGCTCTCGCTTTACCCCGCCGCCATCTCTGAACTCGCGCCACTTCAATGCGTGACCGGGGCAGTAGTGAACCTCTGGCGCCGCCTCGAAAGCATGGCCGTGGCAAAGCGGCATATCGCATGTCTTGCCATCGCCTACCGGGTAGTCGCATAGGTAAGTTCCAGCGTCGCCACAGTTGGCATCCCCACAATGCGGCCCGAAATCTCCGCAAAGGAACATGAAGCCGCCGCCTTCCAAGTAGGTCTTGTAACAGGGCATGTATTCCTCGCTTTGGCTGCTCATCAGTACCGGGCAACCACGCCCGGCAGACGCCCCGGAGGGCGTTTCGCTTAGTGAGTTGTTGGCTTGTCGTAACGGGCCACCTCCTCAGAGGTGACATTCATGCGCTCGCGAATCGCCTCCCGGATTGCCTCGCACCCAATAAGGGCGAGCCCTTGCACGATGGTTGGATTGGAGAGGTCCGCCTTCTCCTCGCCGAATTTGACGCTCAGCTGCATGCCTTCCGGGTTTGGGGTGATCGTGATGGTTGCCGCCTGGCCGGCGTCTTCCAGCCACTGCTCGGGGTTATGCTCAGTCATGATTCAGAGCCTCCTTCAGCGCTTTGGCGGGCCGCAGCTTGGCGCTCACGCTGCCCGGGATGGTGATTGCTTCGCCGGTCTGCGGGTTGCGGCCGGGGCGGCCGGCGCGCTCCACCGGTACCAGCTTGCCAACACCTGGCAGCGGCACTTCGCAGCCTTCGGCCAGGCGGTCCTGGATGATTGCGCCCAGGGAATCCACCACGGCTTCCATGTCAGCTTTGCTGATCTGGTGGCTTTCGCGGCGGCTGTGATGGCCGTCAATCAGGGCATCAATCAGGCTGCTTTTGGTCATGGTTTTTTCTTCGCGTGTCATGGTTTAACACCTCTTTGGGTTGGGTTTGCGGGTTGGTTAAAGGGCCGCTACGTCGAGCGGGATTTGGCGGTAAGGCCCATCAGAGCCAGAGCGCTGGTAAAAGCGCAGGTAGCTCTTGGAGCCGGTGATCTGGATGGAGTCCATGATTGCCTGCATGGCCTTCCGCCACTCGTCGTCCTGAATGTTCAGGCTGCGCAGGGCGAGAATGCGGCCGGTGTTGATCTTGCCTTCCTTGTCGGTCTGGAAAGCATGCTCAACCAGCGCCTGCACCTCGCTGCGGCTGCCCGCTGTCCAGCGGTGAATGCAGTTATCAATCAGCTCCTTGGCCACCTGCAGGCGCTCATCAAAGGCGATGTGGTCCGACACGGCGCGCTTGATCTGGAATTCACCATCGAAGCTGGCCAGGGTCACGTTGCCTTTTTTGCCGCCGTAGTGGGTGTCGTATTCCCGGGCGCTCAGCTCCAGGAAGGCTTCCACTTCGCTGGCAACGTCTGCCTTGAAACGGGTCATTTCCTCCTGCAGCGCTTTGACCTTTTCAATGACGTTGTGCACCAGGTCGTCACGCAGGCGGTCGATATCTTTGATTTGTTCCACGGGCACCAGGTGCCCCTTGCTGTTCCGGCGGAATTGCTCGGTGTTTGTTTCAGTGCTCACGGTTCAACCTCGTGTTGGGTGTGGTGTGTTCGGGGTGCGCTTGAAGCCGCAGGCAAAGCCACGCTTCTTCGGGAAGCGGTGGTGGCGCATGGGCTCGAAGGGGCGCACGTTGTTGCGGGGGAAATCGTCCAGCTCTTTCTCCAGCTGGCGCTCGACTTCCTCACGGAAAAGTTCCCGGGCCTCGGCCCGCTGTTCGTCCTGCATGATCCGCAGCCGCGCCCGGGTTTGGGCGGGCAGCAGTGGGAATGGCCGGGTAATCAGTTCCTGGTACCGGGCCGGATCGGCCAGGTATTGGTCCAGGGTGATGCCATGCTTGTAGAGCATGGCGCTGGCGTACTGGTCGGCGTGGTGTTCCAGGTACGCGGTTGGGTACATGCGGGTCATAGGTCACCTCCCAGATCGGCCCAGGCGTCGCGGATGATGGGCAGGCTCAGGGGCTCGCCCACGTTGCTGGCAAACAGGCTGGCCAGGCGCAGGGTCTGGCTCAGGCCTCGCAGGGCACCGGGGCGCTTGCCGATGGCCATGCAGAATTTGCGGGTGTCTTTATCGGTGATCTGCCAGGCGTCAAGGATCGCGGCAATGTCGGCGTCGGTGGGCTTGCTCAGCCGTACCCGTTTGGCCACCCGGCTGAACAGCTGGGCAAAGCCAATGGCGCGGGTGCCGCCGGTCAGCTGGGCGTACACAATCTCGTTACCCGCCAGGCAAACGCCCACGCCGGTGGCGTCGTGGATGGAGCGAATGGAGTCCAGGGCGCGGTGGCACAGGTGCTGCGCCTCGTCGATCACCAGCAGGCCCCGGGTGCCCTGGATGCGCTCGATGATGTTGCTTTCAATCATGTGCAGCGCGCCGGTGGTGCGCAGGTTCAGACTCTGGGCGATGCGGGTCAGCACCGGGCCGGGGCGCGCCACGCTCGGGGTAGCGGTAACCACCCACACGTTGGGGGCCTGGTTGGCATAGGTGCGGATGGCGGTGGTTTTGCCTATGCCGGCGCCGCCATACACCACGCTGATAGAGCCGGCCATTTGCGCAAAGCTCATGGCAGACAGCACGGAGGCGGCACTGGGGGTGCGCACCCAGTCGGTGTCTGAGGGCAGCTTTTCGCTCAGCTCTTCCTCAGATTCGCGTGAGTCCAGCCAGCGCTGAACGGCCTGCTCGATCTTGTCGTTATCGCCGGCGTAAGTGCCCTTTAGCCACTGGTTAAGGCGGGCGGCGTTAACGTTGGTGAGTTTGGACACGGCGGCCTGGGTGAGCTTTTCAGCCTTGATGATTTCCTGCACCTGGGCCACCAGGGCTTCGTTACGCTTTGCTTTCATGGCTATTCGCTGCTCTCTGGTCATGTGGTATATTTCCCTCTCGCTTTGCTTGGCTTTGCTTGAGTTGCTTTGCTAAGTGATTCGGCCCCTCGGGGCCTGGGCCTGGGAGCTGCAACTCCCAGGCTTTTTTATGCCTCGCCTTTGAACTTCTTTAAGTGCCTCTCCATCACGTCGTTAAAGCCGTATTTGTCTGCCGGTGACTGGTAGGGCTGCTCGGTGATATCGCTGCCCGCCACAGCCTTCTGCACTCGGCCGAAGTCGCCACGGCGCACGTTGGTGTCCACCTCTGGCAGCTCTTGCTCTTCCGGCTCCGGCAGATACTCGGCAGCTTCCAGGGCAGACATTCGTTTTTCAGCCTGCGATGCCAGCTTGGCGGCTTTGCTGCGGCGCTTGTTCTCGCGGCCCCATTCGCGGCCGGCGTTGGTGTCGCCAAAGCCAGCGGCCAGCAAGCAGTCGGCAGCGCCCAGGTAACGGCCATCGGTGCGGTAGATGTGCACTTGCTCGTGCAGCTGGTCCGGGTCGAACCGCACCACCACGCGCTGGCCGGCGTAGTCCACCAGGAAGTCGGAGCCGTAGCGGTTCTTGCCGTTGGGGCCGTTGCCCACAGTGAGCGCCACGGTGGCGTCGCGCTGTACCAGTACCGATTCGGCCTGCATCAGCCACAGGCGGCGCTGGGCAGCGGTGGCCCGACGGACCTTGTCGGCGTTGCGCTGGTAGCTTTCCTGGAAGGCCTGGTTGAAGCTCCGCACGCCGGCGCACACTTCGGTGCGGCGGTTCTCTTTCGCGTTCCAGTGGTCGATCGCCTGGCGCAGGGTCTTCATGAACACGTCCCACTCCACCGCCGTTTGGCCGTAGTTGTCGGGCTTTGCCATGGGGTTGGGGCCGGTGTACGCGCCGGAGAATTTCGGGTGCTTGTCGACATACTCGCCAATACCCCCGACACCAAAGGCACGCTCAACGGGTTTGGCTTGGCCCCAGCCCTTGCCGGCAACCACTGAGGTCCAGTGCACTTCAATGCCCAGCTGGGGCAGCAGGCCCAGGGGGTCGGTCTCTTTCACCTTGAAGCGGTACCGGTTGGAGACCCCGCCGGTCAGCCACTTGTTAGCGGCGGCCCGGGTGTTGTCGATGGTGATGTGCTCGGGGATGCCGTAGTGCTCGATCACGTCGCCCAGGGCCAGCCGGATCATGTCGGTGTTTTCGCTCTGGTCGGTGCGGAAGCCGACAATCTGGCGGCTGTAGATGTCTTGCCAGAACCACGTTTTCGGGCGGCCGATCTCGCCGTTGGGCAAGCGCACGAATACGTTGTGCTGGTAGCCGTCACCGTTCAGCCAGTACAGGGCGTGCAGATCCCGCACGGTGCGCTGCATGGAGGGGTAAAGCCGCAGCATGGCGTTCTCGCCTTCGCGCTCCAGCACTCGGATGTGCCGGGGAATCTGCTTTACCTTGCGGTTAATGGTGCGCAGGGCGGGCCAGTTCCAGCCGTTTTCCTTGGCCATCTGGGCTACCAGGTCATAGCACTGCGCCACGGTGCGGCGCTCCGGGGTCAGATAGAACGCCTTGAACCGGTCCCACGCGGCCTCGTCGCACTCGGCCTCGGGGCGACCGCCCACATAGGCGGGCATCAGTGCTGCCAGGCGGTCTTCTTTTGCCACGGAATTGGCCAGCTTTTCCCAGCGGTACAGGGTGGCGCGGGACTCCTGGTAGGTTTCCATGGCCTGCTTGATGGCCTCGGTTTTGGTGGCCCCGTTGTCCTTCAGTTTCTGGATGGCTTCCAGGATGGACAACCGGCGCTCGGCTTGTTCCTTCATGGAGTTGGGGGCGGCGTCGTAAACCTCCCACAGCTCTTCACGGCCGGTGGTGCTGGTGGCTACGGGTGCAGGCTTGCGGGCCGGTTTCTTCGGCGCCTGTTGCTTGATCAGTGCGGCCTGGGTTTCGATGGGCAGGGATGCAAAAGCATACTCCCGGCCACCGCCACGGCCCTGGCGCTTGCGGCTTTCCCAGTCATCACGCTTGGCGCGAACGTGAACGCCCTGGACGGTGCCGGGCATGCCGGTCAGCCCCACCAGCTCCTTTGGGGTAAACCATTCCTGGCTCATGCCTCACCTCCCTTGAATTGGCGGGGGCTCACGGCTCCGCTATGGTTAGAGGCGCCAACCGAACCAACCAACGAAGAGGAGCCCCCATGAACCTGATCAAAAATCTGGCGATCAATCTCCGAGTCACGAGCAATGCCGCCATCTTTATTACTTGGATGGTCTGCATGACGTTGCTCGGGATTTTTGGGAAGGGGGCGCTTGCAGATCGGGCAATCACCCAGTTTGGAATCGTCTCCATAATCGTTATGGCCGCGCTTACCTTGCCGCCGCCACGCGACGAAGCTGGTAAGCAGCAGGATTGAAAGGGGGACGATGTAAATAAGCAGATCAACAATGAGCCAGTCTGAAGCAGTCATGCATCACCTCCCGGGAACAGGGCCAGCTCTGGGGTGTGGGCTTTTTCCACGTTGCAACGATGCCCGGCCAGCTGGCCCATGGCCGAGGTGATGCCGCCCATCACTTCCTCGCTTTCCAGGCTGCCCTTGTAGAACTGAGCCAGCAGGCTGACTGCATCGTTCAGGGCGGTCTGCAGGGTTAGCAGGTCGTCCTGGTCGGCAGGCTGGCCGGCGGGGATATCAATCACCAGCTTTTGCGCAGAAGCGCCAATGTATTGGGTTACGAAGGTGGCCCCGCAGGCATGCTCAAAGGGGCGAATCAGCGTGGCCGGCATACGGCCGTTCTCCAGCCACTTATAGAGGGTCCACTTGCTGGGCATGCCCATCAGATCGGCCACCCGCTCTACAGACAGGTTTTTCTTTTCCCGGCCGTACTCCAGGCACAGCTCCATGGCATGCCTGAGTGATGTTGGGTTTGCTCGTTTCCAGTTGCGGCGGCGCATTTGAAATGCCTCTCTCTTGCCTTGTCCAAAATTCAACCGTTATTGCCCTGGCTGTGTGTGCGATCTGCTGCCTAAGCTGAATTCAGATCAACACACGAGGAGGTGCGTTATGCTGCTTTTGAGGCTCCGGTTTCTGGCCGCTGGTTATTTACACCTTGCAAGGTGGTATCCTTTGCGTTGCGCTCGGCGTATCGGGTCGGCCAGATGGTTTCCGGCTTCTGCCCGATGGCGTCTGCAATCAACTTTTCACCTTTGGGCCATGGGCGGTTCAGGGCGGTGGATAGTGTGGTTGGCTGGGCGTAGCCGTGATGAGTCGCCAGCTGGCGCAGGCTCCATCCAGCCTTGCGCAGTGCGGCGACGATATCGGCGCGATGCCAGTCCGTGAGGCTGGCTTTTTTTGACGCTTTGTTTTCAGTCATGAGTAAACACCTTTCTTTGCGGTTTGTTTTATTCCATGGCGTAACAATAGCGCTATAGAGCTTAGTCAGTCAAGCGTTATAGAGCTTTAAAGTTCTCTTTTGCGCTTTCGGGGTGGCTGCTTGTGATCTTTCCCTTTTAAAACACGGGGTTAAAAGAAGATGAAAGCGGAAAGCAAAGATGAAAGCACTCTTTCAACTTCCTCTATAGAACTTGAAAGTAGCTTTATTGAGAGAATGAACTTTTGCGCCAAGAGAGTGGGTAGCGTTTCAGCGCTTGCCAAAAAGGCTGGAATTTCACAGAGCGGCATCCGCAGGTACTTCTCTGGCGGCGAACCAACCAGGCCGCACTTGATATCGCTTTCTGATGCAGCAGGGGTCAGGCTTGAGTGGTTGGCGAGCGGCAAGGGATCTCCAGATATAGGGGCTCCAGAGCCCGCCTATGCGAATCCTGATGTCGATGCACTGGAGGAGATTGCCACTAAGGTTCTGTCTGTTTTGGAGAGGCGCAGGCCTGAGCTTTCTGCAGGGGCTCGCGTCAAGATTGTTCGCTTGGTTTGCGAGTTTTATTTAAAGCAGGATAAGCCGATGGATCAGGCCAGCCTGGACAACGTCATAGAGTTGGCTGCATTTCGATAAAAAAGATGGAGAGGTGTAATGCTGGAGGAGCTGCTAAAGCAGATAGGAGAGGTGGTAGAAGGCGATGGGGCGGGTAAGTCTGGCAAAGACCCCAGCGTTAACATTATCATCGGCAACAGCGGTACCGTTGTGATCGGGGATGGAAGCAAGGGCTCAGCCTCGGAAGATCGCGACCAGGAAAGCAGCGACGACAGTCACGCCTCAATGCAGGGGATGATGCGCGAAATAGAAAAGCTTCGCGCCCAGGTAAGGCAGTTGATGAAGGCAGTTCGTAAACTGTTTTTAAAGACTGGTGATGATGGTTTTAAAGACTGGCGGGAGGCAAAACGGGGTCGTCTCAAAACAGAAGGCACAAATCCCTTTCTCGCCTCGCTTGTCTCAAAATGCCCTCAGCTCTCAAACCTTCACTTTCGCATCGCTCGACCCGCGCCACTCCTGGCTTCGTCCCAATTCATTCCATATCATCCCATTTTATCCCGGGTGTCTCAGAGTATTTGGCTTCACACAACCTGGGCGCAAAAGCGCTGGGAAACATTGGTAACCTTCTGATAAGGTTAAAAACAGGAAAGGAGTCGGGCGGAATTATACGCCCACAAACGTGAGCAGGGGTGGCTCAAAACAGGGCGCATAACTCCTGCGGTAGCCGTGGTGGATTGGGGTTAGGTGCTTGTTTCTCTTCGCAAACTCCCTTCTGATCCTCCCTGGAAAATTCTGGAATTATACGAACGCGGGATATACGAACGTGTTCGTATAATTAGCTGTTGAACTAGCCGCGCAAGCGCGGGGAACGCGTCTGAGAGCTTTGTAGATCA